GTAGCAGTTCAAGCATTCAGGCGAGACAATGGAACATCCCACAGTCGGGTTCCACGTCGCCTCAGTCCATTCGATTTTGCTGTTCTCTGCCATCTATTTCTCCCAATGCCTCGCCGCTCAGCTTTTGAAATCAAATACTTCTTGGCTCAGTCTCTTGGCGGCCGTTTCGCAATCCCGCTCTCGAATATCAATCCCAATTGCCTTGCGGCCTTTGTTTTTGGCAGCTACCAGCGTTGTTCCGCTGCCCATGTTTGGGTCGCAAATCACGTCATCCAGATCAGTCCACCATCGCACTATCCACGCCACCAAATTCAGCTTCCGCGGGCATTCATGGTCTGCCTGTCGGCCGTTGCTGTCGGCATCTATGAATCTGCCCGGTATCACGTGCGCTCCCGGCCTTGACTTCGGCGGCTCTCCAAAGAGATAGGCCACGTCTGATCCATACATGAGCCTGCCTTTGTAGTGCGGCCGTGCCATTTCCAGCCAAGAAACGCGGAAGAATGGCCAATACTGCGGAACGGACAAGAGGAAACGCGGATCAGAGTCGCAGCCAAGATGAACTGCCAGCCGCTTGCGCGGGCCAGCCGCGGCTAAAATCTCAGCAAACTGCTCACAGGGTCGATCTGCTCCCGGCAACGGGACAGCGCAGTTCGGCCATACCGGATCAGTGACAATGGCGGAAAAGTCCAGCTGCGGCAAAAGCTCTCGCGCATCGCCACAGTAAATTTCCGTCCAATCGTCTTGGTAGTATGCCTTCATTTACCAATGCCTCGCACTCTTGAGCGCTTTACCGGATTCATGCACCCACCAAAAACTTCCGTCTAGCGCCTCTACAAAGAACCATCCTGAGTACATAGGCTCACAAGCTTTTATCGGCCTGCCAAATATGCGTTGAATCCTCAAGTGCTCTATCACGCTCTGCGGCATCTGGTAGGCTGCGGTCATGCTTTCCTTCCGTTCAGGTTCGCAGCACTTTGCTCGTCTCGCTTGCGCTGAATCGCTCTCCACTCTGCCGCCGTAGTCGGGAAAACTGCCTGCCCGTCGATCTTTACCGGCTTAATCTCTCGCCGGCGAATGAAAACAAAACCCTCATCCACGAAAGTTCTAAGCTTGATCTTTTTGCGTCTCGCATATTCCAAAACCACGTGCTGCTTTTTGGCATCGCCCCTGATCTTCAAAAGTAGTTCCGGCCGCTTTCTTAACTGCTCAATGGCCTCATAAACGTCTGAATGCTTGTCTGAGCGTGTATATCCCGATACTGCAGGCTCGCGCCTCAACCAATCCGCCAATGGCACCACGTACATTTGCCTCACTTCAGTAACTCCCGTTTCTGCTGCTCAAGCTTGGCTTCGTTCTTTCCCAAATCCAGCTCCGCCGCTGGCATCCTCATGCCCATCTTTGCCGCCAGATCCGGCCTGTCTCGCTTCAACTGCTCACAAAAATCAGCCCATGACATGAACTCTTCCGGGTGTTCTTGGCGGCGTTTTTCAAGTGCTTTCTGCTCCCGTTCCTGGCGCTCTGATTCCCGGCGGCGGTATTCCTGATAAGCCTTTTCGCGGTTATCCAGCATCACCTGAACCACGTCTGGCAGCTTCGGCATCCCGCGCCAAACCTGAATCGAGCCATCGTCAAGCTGATACTTTGGCGGGTGCGTCACAAGCTCCGTCATGGCCGCTTCAAACTCGCCGGCGGAATAGTCCTTCAGCGTCTCCCTCCAAACCGTCAGTTCGTCAGGGGGTAACTTTGTCCGGTAGAGCTTTTGGAACGTCTCCAGAAAACTCCCGATGAACTCCAAAAACTGCTCGGGTTGTCGCTGATATGTCAGCATTGCGGCGTTCTGCTTTTGAATTTCCGTTCCCATTGCCGTTTACTCCATGCTTCGGTTTCCAGTACTGATCTAGCGGCCCCTTGATGAACTTGGGCAGCTTGTGAATCCATTCGCAGGGTCGCGTACCCGGCGCGATAGCTTCACTTGTGGCGAGGTTTTCGAGGCAGGTCATAAACTCTGCGTCTGAAGCTCCTGGCCATGCTTTGAGCAGCGATGAAAGCTGCCTACCTTCGGCCCCATCCCAAGGGCAATCGACTCCGGCCCAATCGCGGTAGAAGCCCTCAATGAGTTGCTTGCTACGGCTGTGGCGGGTTTCGCATTGCGCTTTTGCTAACTGGCGGAGATTCTGAGAATCACCGCGAGCAGCTTTTTTGCGAGCGGAAGGTTTTATTTCCTTTTCTATTCCATTCAATTCAATTCCATTCAATTCAGGGCGGAGCGGCTCCGTAGCTTTCACTGAAACCTCCGGATAATTTCCGGAAATCTCCCATACAGCTACTAAGTCCTTTATTTTGCTAGCAACTGGATGGCTAACCTTCTGGTGCTCAGAAAAGTTAACGATATGACCGTAGCGCCTGCCATCCTTGCCATTCCCAAACCTTACGTACTGGATTCGGGCCAACTCTTTGAGCATTTCCGGAACTGGCTTGCTCGGCTCCCGTAATGGAAATACTGCTGCTTTAATCAATGCCGGGTGAGCATTGAAGTAACCTTCATCGTCTGCATAGCAGAGCAATCCGCCGGCAAGTATCTGAGCTGGCTCAGAGACTTCCGAAAGACCTTCGTTCGTGAAAAATCCCGGCTTGATCGTTCTGATTCTTGCCAACTACTTCTCCCTCATGGCTCCGTGAGCCCAAAAAACTGTCAGACTTCCTGAATCTCGATCCCGTGTATGGCCTTCATCAGCTTCTTTTTCAGGCGGTATACCGGGGTCTTTACGCCCTTAACGTCCTCGACTACCTGTTCCTTTTTCTCTTCATCGAAGTACACGAAGTCGCAGCGGTATGAACCCACAGCCCTCCCATTGATTACAAGCTTGTAAACACGCTGCAAAACCAATCCGCTGATCTTTCCGGCCACCTGAAGCAGCTTCAAATCCTTGTAGCGTGCTGCTTCTTTGAGCGAATCGAAGCAGATGTTATCGACCGTTCTGGCTTCCTTCCCGGCCTTGTCTGTACGAACGCCGTACTTGTTTCGTTTCATGCCGCCTCTCTTACCTGCTCACGCTGGCTCACGTTCCCAATCAGGATCTACGTCCGCCTGTGTAATCATCAGTTCGTCATCGGTCGGGTATTTGCCGCGTGCGTTGCGGATGCTTTCCCGCAACTTGCTCTCAATCGTTGTGCCGCCGCGCTTCATACGCTCAAACTGCTGAAGGAGTTCACTAAGGAACTGATCTACAGCCTCTTCCATCTTGGCAATGCGCTCCTGGTTTCGTTCGCGGCGGACGATGAGCATTTGCAAGTCGGGATGATCAATCCTTGGATCGTAAGAAACGAAGTCGCACCACTCGATTTCTGGGCCGCAACACGCCATCTGCCAGTCAATCTGATCTATGTATTCAGGCGGGATGATGCCGCTCTCCAAATACTCAAGATGGGTGTAAGTTTCCGGGCATTTGATTTCCAGAATGCCGTTCGGTGCTACCCATCCATCAGCTGTAGCAGCGGCCCTTGGGTTGGTCGGGTGCATCACAATGCCCAACTGCTCAACATTCTGGCCTGTCCGGTATTCATATTCGGCTCTGGCCCTCGGCTCGTTTTCTACGCCCCAATCCATCGCCTGTGAAACGTAATGCTCCGTGGTGATCCCGGTAAGCATCTCGGCAATCATCATGCGTTTTAGCTTGGCTCTAGCGGCCAACTCGGGGAGTTCGTGTTTCGGTTTGCTCTCGCCGGCCTTATTCTTCTGGCGCGGGGTGATGGCGTCGTGGACTTTGGAACTGGTAACGAGTCCGATCCTGGCCTGATACCACTCTGCTTGGGGGTAATAGATCCCGAGAACGTTCATTGGCCATTCCTCGCTTTCATCAGTTCGGCCTTGCGTGCGTTCTTTGCAGCGTCAATGGCATCCACGGCCTTTTGGCCTTTCTTGGCGATTGCCCACTTGCGAGAATTGCGCCAGTGCTCCTCCATCTCCGGGAAATCGTTCAGCTTGGCGAAATGCGTGACTCGGTCCTGCAATTCGTCATAATCGTCAATCGTGAATGATGATTTCTGCTGAGGGCCGTTCCCGTCATCGTCATCCTCGCCAATGGCAATATTGAAGATCATCTTGAGCAGATACCTCATGCCGTAGCTTCCCGCTGAGCCTCTGGCGTGCGTCTTGGTCATAACGTCGCCGCCCTTTGCACCCTTGCCATCCGCTGGCATGTCGTAGTGGTAGGTTCGGGTATGCCCCGCCTGATGCGAGACGTAGCAAACCACGCGAACCATCTCAACTTCCGGCTGTACGCTCGGGTCCGTGCCGAAAGACAGAGAAAATCCGTGCCGCGTGTAGATCGGCCTCAGTTCGCGGTCCAATTTGTCGTATGAGGCGTAACGGCTGCGGGTCTGAGGATTGGTCAGGTTTGGCGCTATCCTGCCAATCTCCATCTGTACCGCGTTCATGGCCAAATTGAATTCAATCTCTGCTTTGCGGGCCATGTCTTTGAAGTACATCTCCTGCAAAATCTGGAGCTGTTCGGCCTTGCCAGTCTCAAGAGCCATCTGCATTAGAGACATTGGCGTAATGGCCAACTCTTTAGGCTCGGGGGCTGGAATCCCTGGTATCTCAATCTGTGTTGCTGCCATCTTGTTTATTCCTCCACGTTCACAAACTAGGCTTCAGGCCCAAATCTCTTAAACAGTCCTCTCGCGTGTAGTTCCGCTTGCTGCCTTTCAAGTTGTTGCAGATGATGTGGGCAGGTTGCTGATTCTCTGGTGCATCTGACTTTCCCCATCCAGGCAGGATGTGATCGTTCGTCATCTCTGCAAATGTCCGAATTGGCAAGCCGCAGATCCCGCATGTTCTATTGCCCTCTGCCCACCAGCGTTCCCGAAGTTTCCGGCGATCCGCCTGTTTCTTCCGCTGTTTTGCGCTCACGCGAATGACGGAGTTTTTCTTTGGCGCGATAGTCGAGAATGGCAATTTCCCGCCGAATACCTTTTGCAGCCTCTTTGCGCTGATTCGCTTTATCGCCATATCTCCCCGCATGTGCTACTGCCTGACTTC